CCATATTTCGACGGTCCACTGCAGAGAAGCAGCCAAGAATCGACAAGTCAATGTACTGCATTCTTCAATATCACACGTCAATTTGTTGATTCAGCGGCGGCGCGATGCGGAGACATCTTACTCCCGGCTGGTGACTGGAACTGGGGCGTAAAGAAGACACCGATTGCGGATGATATTGGCAGTCAAGACGAAAGCACTTTTGATCAGGCTCAGCAAGATATCAATGCAGAAAAAGTAAAGAAGGGCGAGCGCAGAATAAAGGATTGGTTGGTAGATGCAAGATATCATCGTGAGTATCGGCGGGCAATAGAATTCGCGGCCAAAACCGGAACGGGCATTATCAAGGGGCCATATCCATTATTGAAGATATCAACTGCGGTGATAAATGGTGAGGTGGTAACTAAGCAAGAAATAATCCCGGCAGTGAAAGCGGTTAATCCTGGTAATTTCTTCCCTGATTTAAATTGCGGTGACGATATACATAAAGGTGATTATGTCTTTGAGCGTGACTTTCTGACGTATAAGCAGTTAAGTGATCTTGGGAAAGATCCGTCATATTTTGCGGATGCCATCCAGAAAGTCTTAAAAGAAGGTCCAAAAGGGTCATATAAAGAAGAGCAGAAGAGTGCCAAAGAGACGGATTTATTCGAGGTTTGGTACGGTATTGCAAACATAGATATGAATGACATGGATCTCATTGATGACAGATTCAAGAAAGAATTGTCGTTTGAGGTTGGCGAGGATGGATCGATAGAATTAAGTGAAGGTGATTGCGGGGATAAAGATAAGGATTACCAGTCAATAGTCGTCGTGTTGGTGAATTCGACCATTATTCAGGGTCATATGAATCCCTTGCAGAGTGGGAAATATCCGTACCGGGTTCTGTGCTGGCAGCGTAGAGATGATTCTCCGTTTGGGATAGGTATAGCAAGGCAGGGCAGGGTTGCTCAGCAAATGCTGTTATCTTCTGCGCGGAATTTAATAGACAACATGGCGCTATCATCTATGCCGATGCTTGCTCTGCGCAGAGAGGGCGTAGAGCCCGAGAATGGTAAGTGGGAACTGACGAAAGGGAAGGTTTGGTGGTTGACAAGCGAAAACATTAGATCGATTCAGGAGGCCATTCAGTTTCTGCAGTTGCCATCGCTTCAAAAAGAACTGATGGAGATCATGATGCTGGCTGGCAAGATGTTTGAGGATGCTACCGGTGTTAATTCTCTATTGCAAGGACAGCAAGGATCCGCTCCCGATACTGTCGGCGGCATGGAACTGTTGCACAAGAATGCTTCCGCATTGCTCAGAAGGATTGCAAGAACAAGCGATGAGGAAGTTACTGAGCCGCTGATACTTGATTATTACGATTGGCTATTGATGTATGGAAATGACGAAGAGAAGGGCGACTTTAGTATAGAGGCATTCGGATCTTCGATACTGGTTGAGCGCGAGATAGAGCAGATGCAAGCGCAGACTTTGTTGCAGTATTCTCAAGATCCAAGCTATGGATTATCTAAGTCTAAGATTATGGCTAAGATTGTTGATAGTTGGGGATTTGAATCATCGTCAGTAATGATGGATGAGAAGGAGAAGCAAGCGCTTAGTGAACAAGGACAGCAGCAGCAACCAGATCCGAGGGTGCAGGTTGCTCAAATGAATGTTGAAAAAGATTTGCAGATTGCAGAGACTCGCGCTCAAGTAGAGCTGGCCAGGATTAAGAAAGATCAGGACCGTGATGCGATATTCTCGCAGGGAGTTACTGAGCGCAATCAGGTTAATTACCAAGCGCAGATAGCCAAATTGCAGCTAGAGAGAGAACTTGCAATGCTTCAGTACGCGAACGAACATAGGATGACTCTCGATAAAATAAAAGCCGATCTTGCAAGTGACTCCATGAAACTGAGTGTGCAAAAGGAATTGGCTTCTATGAATAACGCGATGCCGGCTAAACAGATGCTGACACCGCCGTCAGAGCCGCCACAAAGAGCCGATCCTGGGATGGCATTCCAGCAGTAACCTCACAACCGTTATAACCAAGCAACCCGCTCCGGCGGGTTTTTTATTTTATGCAGATCAAACCGCCAGAAAGATTCGAGCTGACTGAGGCAGAGAAACATTCTGTTCTATGGGAAAGACTGAAGGAATTTTTGAAGCGAGAAAACGAAAAAGATCGTTTGAAGAACGATTGCATCAACCTGTCTGATGAAGAAACAAGAAATTTGAGGGCAATGATTGCAGCAAGAAAATCATTACTCAACCTGGATCAATAACACGACCGAGAGGCCGAGGAGCAAAGCAGCATGGAAATGACCAATGATAAAGTAGGTAATGATGATGAAATCATTCAAAAAGCAAAGGAAGATGAGATTGCGAAGAATTTTGGCGTCCCAGTAGAGGCGTCAGAAGAAAAGCATGATGAGAAGCCATTGCAACAGGATGAGCAGCATGAACAACCAGTTAATGACGAGCCTCAGCAACAGGCTGCGCCGAGTCTGGAGGAAATGATTGCTGCGCTGAATGAAGAAAATTTGCGACTACGTAAAGCCATTGACACAACGAATGGTCGTTACGGTAACGAGATACAGAAGTTACGCATGCAAATAGAATCATCGCAAAAACCATCGGGTCTGAAAAATCTTTTAACCAATTTAGATATTAATCACCCTGCATTCGAGGACATCAAGAGTGATTTCCCCGAGCTTGGAGAAAGATTTTTAAATGGTTTAAGAAAAGCTTTTGCTGAGCCAGAGCAAGTTATTGAGCAGAAGAAAGATGAAGCAGTGCGGCAGAATTTGGATGTTAGCGAAGGCCAAGATTCAGACCAATTTAATGTTGAATTGGCCATGGATAGGCTGGCAGAGAAGCATCCAGATTACGAGAATGTCGCAAAATTTACCGCAAAGCAGATTGCGCACGGGGTTACCAAGATTGAATGGAAAAATCCTGAATTCGGTGCTTTTGTTGAGTCACTTGATGATGACGATAGAGATGTGATTATTAACGGAGAATCGCCATCAGATATCTTAAAAATATCAAGAATATTGACCCAATTCAAAGAATCACATTCTTCGCAGGACGCAGAGCAAGTGGAGCAAAGATCAACGGTTAAGGAAAGAATCAAGCCCGATCTAAATAGATCAATCCTACCCAGCGGCAGGAATCAATCAAGCAGAATAGCCATGACCGATGACGAAATTATAGAAGCTGCCAAAAAAGCAGAAATGAAAAAGCAAATGGGATATTAACAGGCCGCTTTAAGCGGTTTTTTTATTTTATAGGACAACAAAAATGGGACTTCAATCTTTAGTAATTACTCCTGATCGTATCGGGAAATCACTTGGCAGAATTTTGCCGCATGCGATGTCTAAGCATTGCCTTGGCTTGCTAGGCATGACTGAGCGCCAAAAGAAAAATTCAGGCACCAAGACAGTTTATCGTCGGTATTTGCCGGAAGGTGCCACTACTAGCAACCCGAACCAATTTTTCCAGAATGGCACTGGAGATCGAACGGCTGCTTATGTTGCTCGGCACCTAACTCAAGATGGTGTTACGCCTATGGCTGAAACCTTGATCCCGCAGGATATCGAGGTCGAGCAAAAAGAGTTCGGTTTTGCCTATGGTTTTACCAATCGCACTGCTGAAATGAGTGAGGATCCAATTCCTAAAATCATGGAAGAGATGCTTGGTGATCGTATCGGACGGGTCCGTGAGATGACTTTGTTTGGTGTGCTGAAAGGTTGCACCAATAAATTCTATGGTGGAACTGGTACTTCTCGCGCTACCGTGAATGGTCGGTTGACTCTGCAATTGCTTCGCAAGGTAGAGCGTAGCTTAAAAGCTAACCACTCAAATCCTGCAAGAAAATTGCTGCGTCCAATCCCGTCATCCGGGAATTATGCGACTGCGCCAACAAAAGCTTGTTACCCGGTCTTTGTCAGTAGTGATCTGTCCGCAGATGTCCGTGACCTTCCTAATTTTATAGATGTCTCTAAATATGGGAATCCTGCGCTTGCTGTGGAGAATGAAATCGGAAGCTGTGAAGAATTCCGCTTTATTTGGTCTCCTGATCTTATCCCTGTGCAAGATTCTGGTGCGGCTGTTGCTGGGACAGTCCCGGCTCTGTATTCGACCAGCGGAACCAATGCTGACGTGTATCAAGTAATTGTTGGTACAGAAGATGCCTGGGGTCACTTGGAGCTTGATCTTGGCAAAAATGACATCTCTTTGCTGCCTGCTGGGCAAAAAGACAAAACCGACATTTTGGGGCAGCGTGGCTATGTTGGCGCAATCACTAAGTACAATGCTGTTCGCTTGAACGAGGGGCAGATGGCCGTTGTTGAAGTGGCTGCAAATGCCTTAACAGACTAATAAGGGGAATCTATTATGATGGAACCATTAGCGCAGCGTCTTCTAGCAATTCCAGATATGGCTGTGGCAAGAGCATTGCAGTTGCTTTTAGCGCCTTATGTGGAGCGCATGAAGTCGTGCGCATTGAGTACCGCTGGCTTGGTTATAAAGGCAGGGAGTTCTGCTCTAGCTAAAACCGGATCTGCCATTACTCACTACATTGCAAACGGCGTAAAAGGCCGTATTGCAGGTAGTACAGATATGCCTGCTCTGGTTGGTACCGTAACGAATGCAAAGTTTAATGTGTTCGTTTTTACGGTTGATAGTGGTGGAACTGTGCGCGTTCAAATTGGTGTCGAAGGCGCAACAGAGGCAGCTATTAAATGGCCAGTTCTTGATCAGAAAAGAGCAATTCTTGGAATGATCATTATTAATCCAACCGGAACAGGTAACTTTGTTGGAGGGACAACGGCGCTTGATGATGTAACCGTTGTACCTAACGCTCAGTACATAAGTCCGGTTGGGGTATTTGATCCAACCACAAAAATTTAAGGAAAAGAACCATGCAAAAAGTAGATATGAATGGTGCAACGTTTTGCACTTCCAAGGCCGCTTTGGCCGCTGGAACAACCACAACGTTTTCAACAACCGGGGCGACTCTTTATTGTATCAATGGTAAAGCGTATTCCACGGCGGCTGGATCTAATGCGGCCACACCAACACTCGATGGCAATACCGGCAAAGCATTTCTGCCGGTGCCAATTAACAAAGGAAGTGTGTTTGTTCATTGTTACGATGGGCAGGCTACTGCTGCCAATGCTATCAAGGTATACCAAGGTACTATTGTGGATCTGGATGCCGGCGGTAACTTTACATCAGCGCCAGAGTTCCCGGCCATCCCTGATAGCGTTTGTCCATTCGCTTATGAGCTGATCCAGGTTGCATCTAATGGATCCTCATGGACATTTGGAGCGAGTAACCAGTCAAGCGTTACAGGTGTGACATTTACCCGTCAGGATGTAATGGTACTTCCAGATCGTCCGCAATTAAGCTAGTAATAGAAGCTTTAAACCAAAGGGGCGGGTTCGATACCGCCCTTTTTTTATTTCTAACAAGGAAAATTATGAGACCAAAAATCACGACTGAAGATGTTGCTCCAACAATTAATCAAAGTATCGATATGAGTTCAAGCATTGCCACAGAGGATATTGATCATCCAAATGTAGATATCGTTACCGATATTGACCCGAATGGTCAATATATCCGTGACTTGGCTTTTATGGAAGAGGTTGTGACGTTCATTGTTGGTAAGGGTGGAAAGTTTGATCCTAACCCAATAATAGCAGGGTGCAATGGGCAAAATCTGGTAATCGAGCGCGGGAAGCCTGTTAAGGCTAAGCGCAAGTTTTTGAACACTCTGATTAATACAGTTTTCTCGCTTGACACGCAAGAGTATTTGGACGACAACGGATTAAAACAAACGAAGGTTGAGACTACACATACCCCATCATTGTCGATTCAGTTATTGGTTGATCCATCCGGCCAAAAAGGTATGGAGTGGTTTGCTAACGTGCAGCACGGAACATACTAAACGATGAATTATATTGAGTTGGCCCAGCGTGCAGTTATGGAAGCCGGAGCATCCGGAAGGAATAGCACGGTAGCCAATGCCAATGGAGAATGGCTGCGTTTCGTGACGTGGGTAAATCAAGCATGGCTTGATATTCAGAATGAGCATGCTGATTGGCTATGGATGAGAAAAACCACGTCATTCCAGACAATAGCCAATCAAGCTGAATATCCGGTAACTGCTGCGCCAATATCGTTGACTGACTTCGCAAGCTGGATTAATGACTCGTTCAGGATTTACAGGAATTCAATACAAAGCGAGTTATTTTTAAACCAGGTTGAATATGGAATGTTCCGTGATATGTGGCTGTATGGATCTCTCAGAACATCATATGGTCAACCTACAAATATAACGGTTTCCCCTAGTAAGTCATTAATACTGGCATTGCCGCCTGACAGCACAGATTACACGGTAACCGGAGACTATCAATCAACTCCGTCTAATTTGGTTGCAGATACCGACATTCCAGATATGCCTGAGCGTTTTCATATGTGCATAGTGTGGAAAGCTTTGGTTCATTATGGAGGGAAAGAGTCTTATCCTGATGCTTATACGCGCGGCAAAGAAGAGCTTAATAAGCTGATGACACGACTTGCTATTGATCAACGGCCATCGATAACTATTAACAGAAGGTTTTGATGCAATTTAACAAGGTGCAGACAGACATAATACCTCTTGTCGGCGGTGTTGATATGGTCACAACTCCGATCATGTTAAGCCCAGGTAAGTGCATATTTGCGCAGAATTTTGAGCCTGATATTAACGGTGGCTACAGAAGGATGAGGGGGGTAGAGCGCTTCGATGGAAGGCCGAGGCCGTCAGATGCCGAATATGCAGTATTGGATTGTTTGATTACAGGTCCGCTAGTAGTCGGTGATGCAATAGTTGGCGTATCGAGCGGGGCAAGTGCAGTTGTTGCTTTTATAGCAAGTTCGACAAGGATGGTGGTAACCAAGTTACAAAAATCGTTTTCGATAGAGGCATTCAGTGTCGGAGCGGTAGAGTATGGCTCAATAAGCAGTGAGATGGTATCTGGAGCGCTTAGCAATCAAGAGCATGCGCAATTCAAGAACGCGGCTGCGGATATTTATCGGGCAGACATCGGAGCTGTTCCAGGTTCTGGCCCAGTTAGGGGGGTGAAATACTATAAGGGATCTGCCTACGCATTCAGAGACAATGCGGGTGCCACGGCATGCGTCATGTACAGGCAATCGGCATTCGGTTGGACAGAAATTCAGTTCGGTAGAGAATTAAGATTCGATGGTGCGGTTGGTGAAATAACAGAAGGGCAGACGGTAACCGGGTTGACTTCTGGCGCTACTGGGGTGGTAAAAAGAGCGCTGTTAAGGACCGGGACATGGACGGTATCAGGTGTTGGTACCTTAGTGTTCGATTCAATCACTGGATTGTTTCAGGATAACGAGGCTATTCAGGTTGGTGGTGTGACAAAAGTCACGGCAAACGGAGCGGATCTGGCAATCTCGTTATTGCCTGGTGGTAAGTTCGAGTTCGATATCGTTAATTTCCAGGGTAATGTGGAAGCATCTCGCATGTATTGCGTGGATGGCGTGAACAAGATGGGTGAATTCGACGGGGTTCGTTGGGTTCCTATTAGAACCGGTGTAGGTTCTGACAATCCCAAGTTCGTCGTAGGCCATAAGAAGCAGCTTATTTGCGCGATAGAGAGCGAGATTATAGTTTCTGGCATAGGTTCTCCATATTCATTCACTGCATTGACTGGTGCTGCACAAATAGCTACCGGCGAGACAATAACTGGATTAAAGGCTCAGGTAGGGGACCCGACTAATGGCGTTTTGGTGGTGGCTACCGAACGCAAAATTTATATGCTGTACGGGAACGATCTTACTGATTACATTCTGTCAGCACATTCGCCTGACAGCGGAGCGGTTGCGTACACACTTCAGAATATAGGATTCGCGCATTATTTCGATGTGCGCGGATTGACACAGCTAATGGCTTCCCAAGCATACGGCAGTTTCCAATCACACATACTAACCCAATCAGTTCAGCCATACGTAGATGATAAGGCGGGGAAGGTTATTGCAAGCGCAGTGGTGAGAAATCAGAATTTGTACCGGATATATTTCAATGACGGCTCTGGATTGAATATCCAAATAAAACCAAATGGCAATTCAAATGCGCCAGCAATAGGCGACATTATGCCGTTCGATTACGGCAGCCGCGTCATGCACGCGCTTGATTCGGTGATTGATGTTGCAGGCAAAGAGCGCAAGTTTGGCGCGTGCAGCGATGGTTATGTTTATGAAATTGACATTGGAACCAGTTTTGATGGTGATCCAATCAATGCGTTTGCAGTTCTTGCATTCAATCATTCCAAATCCACTGATACGCAAAAGAACTATAAAAGAGCAAAACTTCTTTTTGATGCAGGCACAACCGCACACCTGAACGTTTCTTATGATCTATCCTTTGGTAATTTTGATGCGTCATATGGGGTTGTGTCTTCTCAGACAATAACCGGATCTGGAGGGTATTGGGATAGCTCAAGCTGGGATTCTATATTTTGGGATGCGGCGTATGCTCAGGAAATAACGATAGACACGCCGGGCAATGGCACCAGCATTTCAATTAATATTTCAAATGAATCTGACATCGATGAAAGTTTTGTGATCAATGCGGTAAAACTTCAATATTCACCTGGAAGGTTAATTAGATGAGTAATTATGCACCAACAGGCAACCCGATTAACGGTGCCCGTAACATTTCAGATCAAATTAGGGATGAGTTTGTACTAATACAGAATGCAATATCAAGCAAGGCTGAGCGTAACGCCACTAATTCTGTAAGTTCAACTTCCCTTGTTATCGGGACTGGGGTGAAAACCTTAGTAATAGAAACTGGCAAAGAGTTGGCTGGAAGCCAGAATGTGTCTATTGCAGATGCAGCCAATCCGTCTGCGAATTACATGACCGGAACCTTGATTTCATACGACTCTATTACTGGGCTGGCACAGGTAAATGTAACCGCATTTAGTGGATCTGGCACCAAGACTGCATGGATAGTCGGCTTATCGAATCCGGCTGGCGTTACGCTTGGATCTAACACATTCACTGGGGCGCAGAATTATGCTCGCGCAACAGTAGCTTCTCATGCCACTACTGCGGACATATGGGGCGCGGCAGGAAACCAAATTGATTTTACTGGCACTGCAACGGTAACCGCGTTTCCGTCTGCTCCTCAAGCCGGGGCATCAAGGGAGCTGATTTGTGCAGCTGCATGCTCGTTTACTGCCGGAGCTAATATGTTAATCGATGGTTTGTCATCAGGGCAGACATTCGTTTGTGAAGCTAATGATGTGGTAATCGTCCGCGCGATAACAGTCACGCAGTTTAGGCTTTCTATTGGCAGATATGATGGCAAACCGCCATTTTGGCCAAAGACTCGATATAAATTCTATGGGCACACGGGCAATGGTCATGGATCTTCTCATACCATGAAAAGGCGTCTGGCAACCATCGTTACGAATACAGGCAATGGGATAGCTTGGACATATACTGATAGCGCAACATTAGGAGGCAAGATAACTTTTATTATCCCCGGGATATATAATTTCACATACTCAGATATTGGCTCAAAGCAGTATGGGTTATCAAAAAACCAAGCAAGCGCAGGAACAACAGTATTTGATTCATTGACCGCAGCAGAGAAATTTTTAAGAGTAAGTGGCGAGTCTGGAGCTGCATCCAATTGCGCATCAATCACAGCATACATGGATACAAATGACTTTGTAGAGATGGTCACTAACGGCAATGTATGGACCACTAATGCTAACGTATGGACATCTCTGCAAATAGAGAGGCTGATGTAATGTACAAGCTATTGATTGAGTTTCCTGACGGGAATCAAATTACTACTGAAATAAGTGAGACAGGTGGTTTTTTTGATCAATCAAAAGTTCTGTGGGATGAGCGTACTGATGGAAAATTGCCGGAAGGTGTTGAATTGGGCAAGATGGAGCGCAGAGGCAATAAATTGATCAAGCTTGATAATTATAAGCCTGAATTTGTCCAATTAAAGCAGGTAAAAGATCAGGAAAAAATTAACGAAAAGTTGGCTTTGTTGTGGGCTGCTGCTGATGCGTACATCAATGCAGAGATCAATGGTGTTGCATTAAGCATGCTATCCGCTGGAGTTCAAAACGCAAAACCGAAAGCAATAGCCGTTGCAAATTGGTGCGATGCTATTTGGACAGAATATTACATCAGGAAAGCAGGGATAACCGCTGATGCAGAGGTAAATCTTGATTTCTCAGAGTTTGGTGGAAAGCCGCATACAGTCATTGAATTGCGCGAAGAGATATCTAATCTTTGGACAGGTAATTAAGGGGAATATATGGCTGGAATACTTGGTAGTAACGCGCCACTTGGTAAATATGTTGACCCAAAAGCGCAAATTCTTTATGGGTCTGGCAACAACAAATATACTCCAGAGCAGATCCGGCAGTATGTGCAGACACCTGGGAGAACTCCGGATGATGTTTTTAATGCCGCTTTGGGTGGTGGAATCAATAGGGACCAGCTTGTCAATGCAATGAAGGGTGTTGATGGGTATAATGCTGATGTAATTGACAAATATATAGCTGGCAAGGGTGTAAAGCTTGATAGAGAACCAACCGGGATACTGTATCAGCCAACGGAGGTTAAGGGAGTTACAACATCACCTATCACGGTCGGCGTCAATGAAACTGTTCAGGGGCAGCTTAAAGGCATTCTTGAAGACAAAAACAGCCCACTGATGCAGCAAGCGCAAACGATGGGTAATTCATACTCAAATAAACGCGGTATGCTGAATAGTTCAATTGGCGCAAGTGCTGCAGAAGGCGCTATGATCAACGCTGCTACACCGATTGCGCAGCAAGATGCATCGACCTATTATGATGCAAAGAAAACCAATTCAGCGCAGTCTCTGCAAGCAGGCATGTTCAATAGTGACCTGAACGCAAGGACATCCATGTTTGATAAGGGCGTGGCCAAGGATCTGACTATCAATCAATCAAATAACGATCTTCAGAAAACTATTGCCACAATGGACTCTGATAACAAATTGGCCATAGCAAATATACAAGCGATGGCTAGTGATTCTGGAATCATGGGCGATCTTGGCAAGTCTTTGATGAATCTGTATCAGCAAACTGCCGCAGATCCGAACATAAAGCCAGAGCAGAAAACAGAGATATTCAATAACCTAAGAACTCAGTTCGAGAATTTATCCACCTTGCTGCCGAGTTTTCAGAAAGCAGGGAAAAACCTAAACTTCAATATTCCGTCTAGTTCCGGCAATGCAGCGTCTGGATCACAGCCCGGCACGGGCGCGAGTGGTGGCGGTTCAAATCAACAAGCCAATCAAGTAGCGAGAACCATACCATCGCCAGCCGGTGATCTGATATCCACAAATTACCGATTGAGTCCGAAAGAAATCACAAAAGTAACGCAGTACAATACTAAATTTGGTTCCAGTATAGATATCAATGATGTCGTTCCAACCGAGCTGGTGGAGGAAAGAAAACGACTAAACCCATCAGAGAATATAGAGAAGTATTTCTTCCCAGTACCTTTGCCGGGTTCGCGCGTAACAATGGATTACTTCTATATCTATAAGGATGCTGTAAGCAAATACCAATGATCCAGTACGAGATAACGGATGATGCTGGATTTATAAATAGTTGCTTAACATCGCCGGTAGTTTGGCGAATGGGTTCTGATGACTCGATGGCCATGGTCAATCCAAACCTCTTCTTTGCTCAACTTGGCAATCGGTTCTTTTTGAAAGCCGGAGACTATGGATTGTTGGTTGGAATCCCAGTCAACTCAATTATGCTGGATGTCCATGTCGCTTTACTGCCAACCGCACGCGGCAAGGCGGCTGATATATGCTTAGGCGCTTTAATGTGGATGGCTAACAACACTCAATACGTGCGTTTCGTGGCATCGATTCCTGAATACAATAAATTGGCAATCAGGCTGGCGATGAACGTTGGCATGCAATGTATTGGGGTAAACGAAAAATCATTTATGAAGAATGGCAATTTGGTTAATCAAATTTTATTTGGTATCAGCAAGGAGGATCTATGCCACCAGTAGCAGCGTTCGGAGCAGCAATCGCATCATCGGTAACTTTAACCGGTTTAGCTGCAGGTGCAGCAATTATAGGCACCGGTATGCAAGCAATCGGCATGGTCACTGGAAGTAAAACATTGCAGAAGATAGGCACCGGCTTCAGTATGGCCGGGGGCGTTGGTATGGGCGCTTCGGCGCTTAGCGGGATGAATGCTTCTCGGGTAACAGGAGGGGGTTCAAAGTCAATGGGAATATTGCAAACTGACAATATCGACGAAATGCTATCTACTTCAATCAAGGGCAAGTCTGGTGGATTATCAACGTTTAACCCATCGAAAGCCGACACATCAAGTATGAATAACTTCCAAAGCGCGTCAAAAGGTATAGGAAGCAATCAGGCCGGCATGACAAATTTTGATCCTGAGATCGAGAAGAATTTCTTTCAGCGTGCAAATGATACTTTAACAAAGCATAACTCATTGTTGAACATTGCTGGGGGCATGGGTGAGGCGTACATGGTGAATGAGCGCATGGATCTTGAAAGGGAATTGCTTGATAAGAAACTTGGATTCGAGCAGCAATTGGTTGATCGGGTAAATACCAACAACGGGACACCATTGAACATAAACCCTTCATTTAATCTGAACCGTGATCCACGGGCATACACTGGCATTTTGGGGAGATAATTATGCAGCTGCAGCAAGGACAACCGCAAGCCGTAGGGTCTCAAATGGCTCCTATGGAAGAAGGCCAAGAAATGGGCGATATCTCTGCCGGTGAATTCACAATAGACAGCCAGCAAATAGAAACAGGCATAAAGGAACAAATGGACAAAACTCAGTCTAGCAACCTGGATCGAGTGCTGAATGAGGGCAATGCGTTGCTATTTGGTGAAGATACTCATTATCAATTGATGGATAGCTTGCAAGGCAGTAAAGATATTGCTGGTGATCTTGGTAATGGGGCATTCAATATCATGTCCATGCTGCTGAAAGAAAGTGGCAATAGCATACCTGGTGATGTGATTCTTCCCGCCGGCGTGATTCTCTTGGCGCGCGCAAGTGAATTTTTGAATGAATCGCAAACAGTTCAAGTAACTGATGATGACTTTGAGGAAGCTGCGCATTTATTCACTGTAAAGACAATGAATGCATATGACACGGATTTTCAAGGCAAGATGAAGGAGTATTCTGCTCAAGGTGGTCAGGTTGGTGCTGGTGATGGGGCGCAACCTGAAGAGAGCGGGATGCAATCCCAGGGCGTGGGTATTTTGGGGAGGGGTTGAGATGGTTGGTTTTCTTGGAATGATGGCGGCTGGTGCTGCAGTAGGTGCTAGGAATGCGTCTAATATGGATGTGCAAGCACAGAACCAGATGGAGATGGAAAGAATTCGCAGCAATATTGATATTGACCGTGAAGCTCTCAGGCAGAAATATCTTGATAAGAAATTTGCTCAACAGTCGGAAATGAACGCGCAACAATTCAAGGCGAAGGCTCTATTGGATGAATCGAGATACCAGAGAGAAAGGCAAGATAAACTGTCTGACAGTGAGGCAAACAGAAAACATCAGCTTGAACTAGAGGGTATCAAGGAATCTGGTCGGAATTCAAGATTTAATCAAAGACAATCTTTGCTAAAAGAGAAGGGGGCTTCTGGTCCGCAAAGTGCGTCTGGCGATGTGAAAGCCTCTTCACCTATTGGCAAAGCTACGCAGGATCTTGTTCGGCTTGGGTTGGCTCCAGACAACAAAACCGCATACGAGATGGCCATGAAACTTGATATCGTAAAAGCGGCGCAGCAAAACCCTATGAATAAATTCTCTGATGATGAGTTGTTGAATAGCGTGAACAGACTGACGAGAGGGTTATATCCATCAGGTAGTTCTCAGCAAACGCAGCAACCAACCAATGATTTAATTCGGTCATTTAATCCAAAAACAGGACGATTCGAGTAATGGTGCAACAAGTTCGCGCGTATGGGCAAGTTCTGCAATTCCCGGATGATATGTCTGATGATGATATGGCGAAGGCAATTCAGAATAATGAGCATGTTCTGAATCCAAACTTCAAAGCGCCAGAAGGTCTTAGCGGCATTGCTAAAAATGTTGTGAGTGGCACTAAGCAAACCGGGCGCATGGTTGGGGCTGGATTTGACACGATAAGAAATGAACTAGCCGGGGTAGAGGACTACGCGAAAGCATCTGATATCGCACGTCAGCAAGAAACTCCAATTGAGCAAAGAAAACTGTTAGGTGAATTGTCTTCGATAGATCGGGATCAAGGTGCCCTAGGGCAAATCGGAGATACGCTATCGGCTGCCGGTCGCAATCCGATGGGAACCGCTCAAATGATAACCGAGCAATTGCCAAACACGGCGGTGTCTCTCGGTGGTGGTTATGCTGGATTTAAAACAGGCGCAGCCGCTGGCGCTTTATTCGGTCCTGTTGGCGCAACCATCGGCGGCACGCTTGGATTCCTAGGTGGCATGTTTCTTGGTAATGTGTTGCTAGAGACTGGTGGAAAAGCAATTGAAAAAGCATCGGACGAAGATGGGTACACGCCAGAGGATCGTGATAACGCACTGCGTGAAGGCGCTGTTAAAGGGGCTGTAATTACCGGGGTAGATGCTGCGACCTTAAAGCTTGGCAGTATGGTGACGAATAGGCTTGGAGCTGCTGCCACGAATGCGGGTGCCAAAGCGGAGGCGAAGGTGTTGATTGAGGCAGGGGTGGATATGTCTAGCACATCCGCAATCAATGCCGCTCTAAAGAGTTCTCCTGAGTTGTTGAAATCGGCAAAAGTGGCTGGTGAGAAAGCCGCAATACAAGCTTTGTCTAAATCAAAAAAGGTTGGGATCATCGGTACCGGCTTTGTCCTCGAAACTGCCGGCGAAGGTATTGGAGAGTATGCTGGCGAAATGGCTGCCACTGGCAAGGGTGATGTTGTTGATGCCACTATTGAAGCGCTATCGAGCGCAACACAAAGTATTGCTGAGACTGCATACAATTTCAATAAACTGAAAGCAGGAAACGATCTGTCTGCTGACGGGATGCGTAAAGTAGCTGATAGTGTTAATGAAATGACTCTCAAGGATGGGATAAATAATATAAGTAAGTCTCAGTCTGTCGATGAGGCAATTCAAGCTGCAGTGGAAAC